GGTAGAGGGTTTCGCAGTCAGACACAACTCCCACAACGTCTGAGGCAAACGCTTCTTTGACTCGATCTTCACTAACTTCGGTTCCTGTATCACTTCCATATTCGGGGTCAGAATCCAATATGAGATGCCCGATGCCAAAAGTAGGATAACCAAGATGATCATTATATATTTCATACTTGACTCCTTCATCATTTTCTAGCTCCTCTTGTAATTTTTCCATATTCATTTGATTAATCCATCCCTATTCCAAGTTTGATCTTGTTGATCAAATAGTTTCTAACAAAACCAGAACGTACAATATCACCTATTGTAAACTCTGTACAATTAAATTCTTCCATCTCTTCTAGGATACGTAGAAAATCATGTAGGCCATTCTTCTCATTGGTTCTCTGTAGATCAGACTGATCAAAGTCACCACAATACATAATCTTTGAGTCTTGGCCCACCCTAGTCGTGATAGTATCCAGTTCATGGAAGTTCATATTCTGACACTCATCCACTATAATGATAGCATTATCTAAAGTTAGTCCCCTTAGAAAAGAAGTCGAAAGAAAAAAGAGTGTTCCTTGTCCCTTGAGGCGGTCATACAGATTACTGAATGATTGCTCGTTAGGTTGTTCGAACATGAACTGCACCATGTTCTGATATGGAACTTGATAGAGAGCAGCCTTATCTTCTTCATCGCCAGGGAGGAAACCAATTTCACGTGTAGGAATAAGCGACCTAACCAAAACAACTTTTTCATAACTAGTCTTTAAATCCAAGACAGACTGCATTGCAAGATACAACGCACAAAATGTCTTACCTGTACCAGCTGCACCAAATAGAAATTGGTTCTTATTTTTCTTCCAAGTTTCGAAAACCACTTTTTGATTATCTGTGATTGGTTTAACTGTAACTAAATTCGAGATATTTATTTCTTTATTGCCTTTTTTAGCCATAATAATTCCTATAATGTTTTTTTTCTACTTGCAGAGAAACCTGATCGTTCTACAACTTTTCTATGTTTATCTATAGCATTCCTAGTCTTAATCTCTTGGTGTGATTGAGTACTACCACCAAATTTATCTGCTAGAGGACTGCCTGGATGTGCCGCACTAATACGTTGCATATTCTCCTTAAACCCCTCATCAGTTTTTGGCCCAACACCCATCAGATGATCGCCGACTATTGCAACTGGTACAATGACTTGAGTTATGTGTTGATTTTCTTTTAGAAACTTTTCTCTATCTGCCATAGAGAGAAAGTCATCCCACTCTATTCCAGATTTTTCATCGTAAAACGTATATGTTGGCATTAAAAATTAAACTCCATTTGTTTAGGATCACCGCCCAGTCTTTCAATCTTTTTGATCAGCTCAGAATTGTGTTCAGTGACTTCTTTAAGATGACTTAGTACTTTATAGTGTGCTTCTGTAAGTCCAGCCATGTCAATTTGCATAGGACTCATATTAGACTTGTCCTCTCGCAACTTCCTGCCCATGTAATCCCAATAACCTTCTCGTCTTTTCATCGGAACTATCCTTCCACCACTTAGGGATTGATCGTTTCTTCCAAGTTGCAAAACCTGACTTCTCTACTATATAGTAAGTTTGGTAAGCAAGCACAGTATCAGCACCTTTGAGCTCATCCGGCATACACTGTGGTGGGTCTACAAATTCAACCCATTCCTCTAAAGAAAGTTTAGTAGGAGCAAGGCGAAGGGGTTCAATCAATCGCTCTGTCGCATGGTGTTTACCGTATCTGAATGTGTATTCTTGCATGAGTGCGAGCATATGATTATATAACCACGCATAATGATCTGGACTAGAACGTACCCATATTGTACTTGGATGATTCTTATGAGCCATCTTGTACAATCCTGCTGAATCTGCATAGTCATCACCGTTGCATACACGATGAGCAGTAGATAACATTTGAGCAGATTCGAGGATCATCTTGACAACATGTTTGTCGCACATCATTTGAGCTGCAACGACAGGACTCCTATCTAGATAAAATATATTCACTAGAATAAAAGTCCCCATGTCCAGATAAGTGTGTTTGCTACCACAATACCACCTATAATAGTTAATCCTACAATCATAATAAAAATACTCCTTTGTTGTTAATGTTCTTATACTATACCCGATATATACACAAATGTCAAGTCACTTCTGTATAGAGAAGTTCCTTTAAGATTTCTTGTTTTACATTATCAACGGTTGTGTTACGTATAAGTAAATCGCCCATCAACATCATATTCGTTTCTAAGTTTCTGATGAGACCTCTTCGTGTAGACAACCACTGCTCTGATTGACTATCTCCCCTGTCAATATGTCGTTGTTTCTCAACCTCTAACGGTACTTTTAATATGTATATACGTGAATCGGTATAGTTGGCCAAAATCCAAGAGATGTCTTTCTCTCTTACAAAACGATCTCCCTCTATGAGTATATTTTTCCACTTAGATTCTTCTTGTCTAATGAAGTCTCTGAATTTAGGAATTGCTCCATAGGAAATTTTGTCGGTTCCTCCAAAGGTTTCTCCCTTCGGGTATCTACCAACCACTAAAATATCACCATGAGACTGACAACGAAAAAGAGGCATGGGTTCACAATCCTCAAGTGAACCCAACTCCTCAATTATACTACGCATTAATGTAGATTTTCCCGATGTGGGGATTCCACCAATCATAAAAATCATATTTTGATTTTTTCCTCCCAAGTAGTACTGCAAGTAGGACAAGTAACATCAACTGTCTGTGTTGTTTGTACCCAAACAGAATTTATAAAAGTCTTAGGAAAAGAATCAGCAAATGCAGCCTCTGCGACTTTTATTGTGATGGGTCTTTTAGAAGAATTACCAGAATTAAACATCCAATCATTCCACTTATACACTAGAAATAATGCAAGAGATTCTTTACTCTTATGCTTCATCTTTATTGCTTCTGCACCATAACTACTCATCTTTGGAAAATCACCTCCCTTTTGTGCAGTAAAAAATAACTCGAGTTTTGGTAACTGAAAAGTTTCTACATGAGTAAAGTTAATCATCGCAAAAGATAATGCTTCCGTTAATGTTGCATCAATTTTCTCATTTGGAAATACAACAGTCCACATCTTCAGAATATTTTCTAACTGTTTATCAGCCTTAGGATTATTCTTCAGATGTTTCTGCCACATCCTACGAGCTTCCTTAATCTTTGCAATCCCAACAACCTTAGTGTAAGAGGTCTTACTACCAGTTGTAGTCAAATTTAACTTAGAAAATATTTTATCTACTGCTACATCTGCATCATATGCCGCCTCATCAGCATTTTCTGTTAGTATTCTCTTAACCTTGAATTCATGTGCTTGACCAGCATTAGTTTTAAGACTAAAAACATTTCTACCCTCAAACTTATTTCTCTCCTCAGCTCTACACTCTTCTAAAGTTTTTTGAATATGAATAAGTTTTGAAACACGCAAATGTGAAACACCAGCGATAAACGCAAACATTGTTGTATGCCAATGATCCCAAACATTTGAAGAACCATCTTCTCTATATGCAACATCAATTGAACTTGCCTGTGCATGATCGAAAACACCTCCGGCCCTCTTAATCATATTAAGTAATGATTCAAAATTTATGGGTCTTTGAGCATGCATATCTTTTTGCAGAGTTACTACTGGAACTGTATCATCCCTGTCGCAAAATAATTCCCAAGTATCAGCAGTACCATTCCAATTAATACCAGTAGGATTTTTATCCTGTACTAATGTCATTGCAAGATTGTAATTATCCTTGTCTGTTTGTTTCCACAAATCTAAATCCATTTGTGGTGTTCTATATGGGGAAATTTCAGTTTGTTGATACTGAATATCAATTGCCGTCTGTGTCATTTTTGATCTCCTTATCGTTATGACTGTCTTATCAGTGGATATTTTTGCAATTAAGCCGTCCTGTTGATAAAACCACAATTCACCTTGTGCATTATTGCTGATGAATTATTAGTATAGTACACTATATATACTATTTTGTAAAGTCCCTTTTTAAGAATATACCCAAAAAGTACCTTTATTTTCTTCATTTAGTTTTCCAGCATTGTCTTTCCACTTACCACCAGAGGCAGTGTTATATCCAAAACCTTCTTTAGCAAGGGCAGTAAGACTCCAACCGAAGCGAGACAGTGAAGCAAGAAGTTCTACCTTCATTTCCTCTGAATAGGTTGAACGTAGTACAATTTTTGCATACTCTTCTGCGATTTCTCCACGTTTTGCAGTACCTAGATTTTTCCAGGCCGTGTTCGTGATATCTTTAACCATTTTTGTTTTTGAAATTTTCATAATATATACTCTTTGTTGTTAACTCTCTATTATAGCTATGCTAACATACTTTAAACAGATTGTCAAGGCTTAATTTGTTGCAAATATAACACACTATGCTATCTCCATCATATCTTCACGGTCTGCAATACAGTCATCTTCACACATTCTTACGAACAATCCCAGCTGGCGACCAAACGCCTCTATTTCCCAAGGATAATCAAAATAGTTTAGCTTAGAGGTATCCACTTTCTTTTTCATAAACCTAACCTTATTA